TAGAGCGATACGACTGTGTAATCAAAGAGATAGAAGACACTCATATTAAAGGTATGAAGGCCAATATTATTGATGAGGCTAACATGTATCTACAAGCAGACGGCAAGTTACCAGAGGCTAGTTTCTTCTGGTATGAGGATAAAGTTCTTTGTAAGTGTAGGCCAGATCTGATATGTCCTCCTTTTAAGGACTTACATAAACCTGGTGAGATATATGTTGTTGACTATAAAACAACCAAGTCTTGTAATCCGAAAGAGTTTGCTGACTCAGTTAAACATTGGGGGTACGACATGCAGGCCGCCTGGTATCGTAGAGGTATGGAGAAAGCTGGATACAGCGTTAAAGAGTTTGCCTTTGTTGCCCAAGAGAAGGTTCCGCCTTATGCCAGCAAGATCTTTGTTATTACAGATGAGCAAATGGATAAGGCTTGGGACAAGATGCAAGTATTTCTAGATGCTTATAATAAATACTTATATGATGGTATAACTACTATTTATAATTCAGATAGTATTGTAACTTTAGATCTGGAGGATTAAATGATGAAATTACTTAGAAGTCTGGATAACTTTCTTGAAAGGAACTGGAGAGAGTTTGCAGAATTTTTAAATCGTCTTGCAGGCAACAAGCCTGTAGATGATATAGATTGGTTAAACATGCACAATAATATGATGGAGGACAAAGATGAACGATCCAATAAATCCTAATCACTATAAGGATGGCGAAATAGAATGTATTGACGCTATGGAGGCCAGTATGACACCTGAAGCTTTTGCTGGTTACTGCAAGGGCAACGTAATCAAATATGTATGGCGTTATGAAAAGAAAGATCAGCTAGAAGGCTTGCTCAAAGCTCAATGGTATCTCAATAGATTAATTCAAAAAGTAGAAGAGCCGTCTATGGTTTCTTTGGAAGATGTTGAGATTGAGGAAATGGCCAGCTCAAGTATAAGCCAACACCTCTAATCTTTTTTGTGGAGGTTGATGAAATACTCAGCCTCTACAACAGCTAAGGTCTTAGATCTATTCCTTTTAATAATTACTAATGGTTGATGCTTTCCGCAGTTAGCGGATGCTTGATCATAAGCCTTCCAGATGTTTAAAGACTCCTGGCATTTACACTCAATAGAATAAGGAAAGGCATCTCTTGCCTCTTTACTCATAATCACATCCTCTCCACCAGCACCCATTGATGTTGATTTAACATTCTCTGGATGTATGTCTAAAAGTTCTATAAGTTTGTCTCTCACCCATTGTTGGAGTTTGCGACCTTTTTGTTTTGCTGATTGTGGTTTCATAATATAGTGCTAGGTTGGGTTTTTGGAAGTATTTACGGAGTTATACGTTACCCTATAGACCCCTAGCGGAGCCTGTTATTTTATAAAGAAGGTTTAGCTGGCTTGCCAGTCTCCGCTGCAGCCATGCTAGGTGGTACTTCCGCTCTAGTAGGCGGAGTAAAACCATCTCCCTTCGGAGTTCTAAACGCAACTATCTCATTTGTAGTATCTGGATAGCTAGGATTGTCACTTTCTTTTTCAGAAAAAGTACAAAGCAAAGTTTTACCCTGTAGATCTTCTGCGTTAGTAGGTGGTGTATCAAGACCAACAGCAGTAAGCAAACGTTTAAAATCAGAAGCTGCGTAGCCTCTAATTAGTTCTTGCTTCTCTGTATCTTCATTCTTGTACCAAAGACTAAAGTATTTTCTAACGATCCAGCCGTTAAACTTTGGCTCGTTATGTACCTTAACCTCTAGCTTGATACTTTCATTACCAGCAGCAGATACATGTTTAGTACATTCGCTGATAATACAATTATAATCACCTTTCGGTATATAAGAGGATGACTCCTCTTCCCTAGACTCTACGTTTGTAAAATCAATTCCATCAAAGTCAGACATTATGCTTCTCCTTTAAATCCTAACTTGTTAATAATATGTGATAGGTTAGGTTCCTCAAGGGCCTCTAACTTACCACTCCTGTCTTTAGCGATATAATTAGCGCCAAGAGTTGTTTGCAACCAACGTTCGGTTGTCTTGTTTCCCTTCTCATCTTCGGTATCAAATGTTCTCAAACATAACACTTCATCAAAGAAGTAAGGAATTTGCGTAGGTAGTTTAGCGCCAACCATCATAGGTTGGTAGTGCAACATACCAGTAGCTTCATCTCGTACCTCTTGCTGTTTAGCAATAAATACAACATGTATGGGAAGATCTCTAAATCTACGCATCGTCTTAGTCATTATCTGAATGACCTCGCCATACGCTTTTCTAGGATCTTTGCTTTTCTTCAACTCGTTGCCCAGAACAATCTCTGACATTTCTGTCACGCTGTCTAAACAAACGGTATCGTAGTCTAACTTGCCGCTTTCTAGTAGCTGTGCAATTTCTTCTATTTCAGCTGCTTCTTTGACTTCAATAGCAGTCACGTTCTTAGCGTCTTTAATAGATAGAAGTCCAGCTTCCATACTTACAACAAGGGTCTTTCCTGGAACGGTCTGACAAAGAGTTGTTTTACCAGCTCCAGAGATTCCGTAAACCAATAGTTTAGCACCTTGCATTTCGACCAAATCGCTCGGGCTTTTTATACGACTTATAATATCGCTCATATCATTTCTCCTAAAGATAAAATAATAGTATACAGATAAAAATATTGACTGTATACTTTTAGTTCAAAATAAATTTATACAAAAAGCAACTATGAGCGAAGTCAATAAAAATCAATGGAAAGTGAATTATTTATACAGGCTTAGGCAAATAGCTGATAAAGGACTTGAACCTTTATATGCTAACAGGCTGGAGCCAGAATACAAGGAGAGAGAAGTGGAAAGAATTAGTTTAAAAAGATATATAGAATTTATAGGAAATTCTGGAGCAGCAAAATTATTTGAATGCTCTGAAGCAACCGTCAAATCCTGGAGGTATGATCGAAGACAACCTTCAATTAAACAAGCAAAAAAAATAATTAAAGCTGCTAATGGTAAGTTAGATTTTGAATCTATCTACGGCTCTTTAGAAACTACATTTGAAGAATAGTTTAAGTGTTCAACGTCAAGGCAACAGCAGAAGACTCTGCGTTGGATCTAGCGCTTGCTTATGCGGAATCTGGTTTTAGTGTAGTACCTTTATTACGCCATAACAAAGTTCCTCCCAGAGAACTCGGAAGCTGGGAAAGATTTAAAAGCGAACAACCAACGACTTTAGAGATAACTAAATGGTTTCAAGGCCGCGATGATTTAGTCGTAGCTTTAGTGACTGGAAAGTTTTTAGTTATAGATGCAGATACTCCAGAGGCAGTCACGTGGGCTGCAAATAATTTACCTGTTACACCACTAAAGGTAGCTACTGGTAAAGGTATGCACTACTACTACAACAACCCAGAAAATTTTACAACTTATGTCGCTCGTAGAGTTGCTGGTTATGACCCAGCAAAACTAATTGATATAAGAGGCGTCGGTGGCTTGATTATTGCCCCCTATAATATTCATGCTACTGGCGCCATCTATGAGCCTCAAGTAATACCAGATTGGGAATTGCATGATACAGGTGACTTGCCAGACTTCTCTCGTGAAGACTGGGTAAAGGTAACTGGCGCAGACAAGATTAACGGCAAACCTATAGCGACACCTCTCTCCCTTGAAGCCGCTGCTGAAGGAAGCCGTAATGATACTGCAGCTAGACTGGCAGGTTATCTGATTGCCAAAGGATTGAATACAGACTTCACTCAGTTCTTTTTGCAATCTTGGAATAGAAGCAATAAACCACCTTTGGAAGATTCAGAGATAGCAACGACTGTTAACTCTATTATGAAAACCCATGAGCGTAAGAACCAAGCTGCTCCTAGTTATATATCCAAGAACAGGGTTATCAAAGAGCCAACAGAACTCTATAACCCTCCAGGAATTATTAAAGACATCTATGAATATTCAGAACAGATAGCTCAGATATCTCAACCAGCTTTAAGTTTACAGTCAGCGTTAGGTGTTGGATCTGTTGCTGCTGGTCGTATGTATAAATCAGATATGAATAACTTTTCGTCTTTGTATTTCATGTGTATTGCTAAGTCTGGCCAAGGCAAAGAGAATACCAAGACAGTTATTGAATCTGTACTAGATAACTCTGGACATGTAGATT